CTGGTTCTGATACTGCAACGTTTTCATTCTTAAATGGTTCATTAGGTAAGAAACGATTTACACCTTCTACACAAGCCATGTCATCAGGTAATACTCTTTCTTCAGATTTACCAACAGCACTTGCCTGGTAAAATGGTACACGTCCAAACATGTAATAAGCACGGAATGTATCACCAGGTTTATCAAAATCAGTTTTACCAGTGTTTTTATTCCATGTATACTGGTCACCACAATTTGCAATAGCTTCTTCTTGTGTTCCCATTTTATTTTGTGAATAAGATGGTGTAGCCCAAGACATGATATTATTACACATGTTCCATGCACCAGATGAATAGAACTTAGTTGAATTAAGAGTGAGTGCCCAAGGTGTGTTTCTTACACCACATTCAACCCATTCATCAGTATATTTAATTTGACCTGACTGAACACCAAAACAAGGCCACATAAACACTTCATTCTTTTCACCGTATTTATGTTTACCTTCAATAGATAATGCGTGTCGTGATACTTGGCCATCTATATTAACAGATATACCTTTTGCGCAAATAGCGTCAAGTAATTTTTCTACTTGTTCAAGAGCAACCTCTTGTGCTTTAATTGCAACTCTCATTGCAGTTGCTGCATAATGCATACCAACTGCTATTGCAGAGCCAACATTAGAACCAAAGACTGTTTGAGTAGCAGTAGCATCAGCAACTCTATCAAGACCATCAGCAGCAAGGTTTTCAAGAGCCATTGTAATTTTAAGTTGTAATGTAGTTAAAGCACGTATGCAGAAATAGAACTGCTGTACTTTACCTTCAACCTGTGTATCTGTAACAGACTGTGCTACACAATCAGCAACGAACTGATGTTCTACAAAACCAGGACCTGCAAATATATGCTGCTGGTCTGATGTACTATAGAACATGTCTAGAGATTTAATACCTGTTACAACTGATGTTATACCAGAATCATTCTTAGACTGTGTCATAATAGCAGAAGCTAGCATGTCTCCAGTATTAGCCACAGCATTATCAACAAATTTACGGCCTGCATCTTTAATAGAGCTTGTGTTGACTTCCTCATTCATTGATACCTTTTTATCCAAGAATTGTAGACTGTCTGCAAAAGATGCAACAAGTATTGCCATAAGACGATTATAGTAGCTTAAACTAGTTTCAACAGACTGTGTGAACTTCTGTTTATCAAATATAAATGAGCTAGACATAATAGGGTCAGTCTGCTTGTTTTTATTATCAGATATTCCACTGTCTGTTTGACTATTTGTTATTTCATTCTCAGGTAAACTTTTAGAACTATTATAGTGAACATAAGCATACTGCCCAAATGTTTGTTGCAAGTAAGCTAATTGTCCGTAACGAGGAGCAATTGAATATATTATTGGAGCACCAAATAAACCCATTAGTACTTGCCAAACAGTATCAGCTGCATCATTAAACGAGAACATAGACGCAATAGGCACTGCTTGAACAAAAGAATCAGCAAATACAGAACTTGCAAAAGATGGACTATTATAAATAGCTGCAAAATTATTTGTTATTGGCAGCAATTGTTTTGTGAAGCTGCCATTACTGAAAGTTAAGTGAGAAACAATACCATATAGCTTCTTTGTTATGTACCACTGTTGCTCACTTGTACCTACAACTTTTGCATCAATTTGATTTATCTTATCTACTGAACCGATTTCATAGGCAGCATCGAGGTCATTTAAATCTTGGTCAGATGATTTCAAAACACTTAAAGGCTGGACAGTGTTATTGAAACCTCTGTTAGCATCAAAATAATCATTAGGAATTTGACCACCAGTTAATTCACCATGTAAACCAACATAACCATAACCTTGTATACATTTAGTCAATGTGTTATTTGTTAAATTAATTACAAATGCCCACTGGTCATAGTTATTTCCTAAATGACATCCGATTATCATCCAGTCACCTACAATTGTATGTGACCATGTTGCTTTAGAAAGTAACTGACCAGCAGTGAGAGGGTTATATGTATTGAATACTGCAACGTTTCCATCAATAGTTGTATCATTCAGCTGCTGACCTAATTCACGCTGTCTTACTCTGATTCTCTGTGTACCTACATTCTCAAAAGCTCTACGTGGATTGTAGAATGTCAATAATATAGAACCAGTATCTTCTTGTGCTGTAACAAATAAAGCTGGTCTACTTGACTTATAGACATTTGTAGTAAAGTATCTTATGATATTTGTTGGTAATATTTTATCACGACCTATTTCAAATACTTTCTCAAAGTGTTCACCATTCCAATCATCAAGCTCTTTAGTGTTACGTTTAAGAACAAAAGCATGCTGATTTAGTTCAAGAATGTGAGTAGAATCAATCCACCAAAAGTTCTCAACTTCTACAGTTGTATTCCATTGCTGACGTAATAGTTGATATTGACCTTCTGTTATAAGTTTACCGATTGTATTTGTCTTTTCAGGTTTACGAATATCAGTAGAAAGTACTGATATACCTGTGTCAATCTGCTGAGACAAATCCCAAGTGAATGTCATATCATTCCATGTAAATGAAACTTGTGTTCCATCTATTGTTCCATTATATACTGCTTTAAGATAACCAGTATAGTTATTCTGTACTACACCTTCAACTGTAACATGCTGCCCATCAGTTATAGCTTCAACAGCTGTAGTAACACCACTACTAGGCACGATAACATTCTGCTGATTTACTGAATATGTTATCTGACTTGTTCCATCTGTGATTACACACTTATCTCCATCAGACGATACTAATGTGTAATCAGAAAGCTTAATAAACTTTGCTTTATTATTCATAAAATCAAGGTTTATTAGTAAAGGTATTACAACATCTTCTGAAGTTCCAGCACATGTGACAATAGACACTTTTTCAAAATCATTCTGCATTATTAATTGATTAGTGTCACCTATTGTTATTCCTGTAGCACTATCATAATGCAAAACATAATCAACATAAGGGAATTTAAGTGTAATGTCTTGTGCAAGATTATCAAAATCAATTTCTCCAATTGTACATTCTACATTAGTTATGAGTAGCTTGTCACCTGTATAGAATCTATGCTGTGAGTATTTTGTATTATTATCTGAAAATGTTTCAAGTATATTAGTAATAAAGTTATAATATTCTGGAACCCAGTCTAGCTCTAGTACAGGTGATTGACTAGTCATTGTCAAGAAGCCTGTCTCATCTTCTGGGCTTCCCCAAGCAACACCTGGAATATAATAATCAGAAATTATTTCTTCTAGATTACTATTATACTGCTTCTCTGCATAGAACATGAAACCATCATTTACTGAATTCAATTTTAATGTAAAATTACCAGCATTACTACCTGTATCTGGTTGCCTAGAATTCTCAACAATTTCAAATAACTGCAATGATTTATCAGTGTCACTACGGTCGAAATAAATGAGATTTGTATCTGTTAGCTCAGCTGTTGGAACAGGCGTTAAAACAAAAGTAGTTTTGTTATTTATGTGTATATAATCTTGTATCTCAGGATATGCTAATCTTGTCTGTGAATGACCACAAACAGGCCATGCAAATTTGATACCTGAGTTAATGTCACATGTTGCATAATACTGCTGAACTTGTTCAACGCCTGTATTCAATAAAGCATCTGATATTGTCACTCCACCAGATGAATAATAAACAAGTAAATTACCGAGCCAGTTAGTATTTTGAGGAGATATTCTTGCCCATCCTTGTGTAGTATGTTCATAATTTATACCAACAGTAAGTTTTGCAGAAGTAAGCTGTGCTTTTCCTGTTAATTGTTTAAATGAGTATGAATTAGTTCCAGATAATAAATTATCAGATGTAGCAGAACCAAAATAGAATGGTGTATCTACACTACTACCATTAAATGTAATAGCACCAATCTCATGTTTATGACTAATAGCATACTGTGAATCTACTTGGATAGAATGATGCCATATATCAGCTGATAAACTATAATCTGAGCTACCATCATATATAATTAAACCTGATGGACAGTTATATGGAACTGCATAATAATTAAATAAGTATACACCTGGTTTTATGTATTGAATCTGTGGGTCTACATTACTATTAATAATAATGTCATTAAAATCAAGATATGTATCATCACTACTTACAGCTGATTCATCAAATATGTCTTGTGGACTTGATGTATTAGGATAGTACTTATTCCATATTTCATTCCAAGCGTCTACATCATTTGTATAATCTTGCTGATTTTCATAACTTGACCTTTTAATAAAATCAAAATCATACCCCGCAGCATACTGATTAACTACACGTGTTCTATTATATGCAGGGTTATCTGTGATTGTATTATTCATCGCATCAACTGTACTATCATAAGTTCCAAGAACTTTAGCTTTGAATGTATCAAGGTCATTAATGAATTCAATACCATCTGTCCAATATACACCTTCATGCACATTACCATTAATGTTATCTATGTAATTAAACTTAGGAACTTTTTCAAATGGCCAGAAAGGTTCTTCACTTGTTCCAACAGTCTCATATGTTTTACCAATATACACACCATCTGTATACAGGTTATCATATCGTTTTGCTTCTTGGTAAAGACTATATTCATCAACTGTACCAGAAAATGTAGCAATAAGTGATGAATCGATAGTAAAGTGACTATCAATAAAGTCCTGATCGTCACCTTCAGTAGTATTATCAGCTGTACCAATTAATTTAAAGGACAGTATCAGAGATATGTTTCTATCTGTGTATATACAGTTACTTGCATCTGAAGAATCATAAGGATTGTTATATGCAAATGTACTACTTGGATCTGCACTAAACGTTCCCCATGTGTAAACATTACCAAGTAATTTAGACATTTCAGTAGTATTTTTATCTCTGATATTAGTGTATCTTCTTGAATTAGCATACCACACTTGTGTATTAAGTAAGTGTTTTCTGTAGTCCCAGTCTGAACTCAGTTCTATTGTATTGTTAAGGAATATCTGATTAAAACGATGAGAAATATTTTTTAAATACTTCGTGTAGTTTGGTCTATAACTGTTATCAATAGAGAGTGTTCCATTACCATCCCAAATGTTATTGTAAGTACCACCCATATTAAGGCCAGAGCCTAACATTGTAGCAATCTCATAATTCTGAGTATTATCACATTTCTTAGCTTCAGGGTCTGTTTTTTCTACACCAAGTTTAGCAGTTATCCACAAAGGTAACTGCCAATCAATAATTATACCATCTTCATCTTTTGCATTTAATATTCTTGGTGTGACTTCAGCTTTGTATCTATTAAAAGCAAGCTGTTCAGATGCACCAGCAGCCACTAATAATTTTTCATTATTTGTTTGGTCTTTATATGTTATATTTAAGAAACGTGTATAAAACTTTGATAATGTGTATTGTACGTTTATAGTTTCATCAGTTACTTCTTGTGTATAATCAAATGTTAATTCATTTCCTGATACAGACGGATTTATAATTACACCTTCTGGTGTTGTTAACATACCTGTATTAGCGTTATAAACATACTGTCCCCAGCTATGTTCGTTATTACTAAATCCACTATAGTTTATACCAGTGATTGCATCACCTGTTAACTGACTTCGTAGTAAAACATTGAAGTCATAGCTAAATGAGCTTGACAAATCTTTCACAATGAAAGCAACAGAATAATCACCATTTACAGTTTGTGTCAATTCAATTGTAGGGTCTGAGCAAGATAATGAATGAGTTACAGGGTCCCATGTCAATTGGAAATCTTTATCATTAACTTGACCAGAGATTACATTTCCATTTACAGTTAAATCACCAACAGTGATTACAGTATCAGGAACAACATAGACTGTATAAATTTGGTTATAACCGTCTGCACTGTCATAAATGTTTAATGTTTTTACATAAGTGTTTAATTGTCCAAGACCAACAAAATAACCATTCTGTTCTGAACGATATGTGTTATAGTCAAAATTATAAACGTTCCAGCCAGCAGCCCAACCATTCTTTTCAAAACGTAAGCTGTTTGGTAAGAACTTTCCTTGGAACTTCTGCCAGTTATGCTGAAATGTCTGTGATGCTAATGGTGTTAGCATGTCAGATGTATTAATATTTAAGCCTGCTTCAAGATTAATAGATGTTTTCTGTCCACCTTCCATTATATTCACTCCTCACCACAATCTCTACATTTATAAACTACATGGTCATCATACAAATTAATCTCATCCATTTTACCACCACAATCTGGACATCTTGACTTTATACTTAACATTACTACAGATAGTATAAGCAATATGACAACTATAAACATTATATCTGTACCTCACCAATTTTTACAGATTCAACGAATGCACTTATCAAGAACTCATGAACACAATCAGGTACAGGAATACCAAGTGCTTCAAACTTAATAAGTGTAGCAGCAAGCATTAAAGTAACTTGTTGCCAGTTTACATAATATGGTAATGTTTCAAAAGTAATCTGACCACGAACAATCTTAAGAATACATCTTGCAGTTGCAAGCTGCATATAATCAATTGGTTCAGCTCTTGATTTATCTTCATCACTCAATGGGTCATTTAAGTGAACTGGTTTAAGTGATATATAAGCTGTATTGATTAACTCAAGAATACTGTCCCAATCCATATTGTCATCATTAAGCTTATAACCAGCATTATATTTGATGTATAGAGATAATGCATCAGAAATAAATTCAGCTAAACCTGACAACTGTGCTTGGAATACGCTATCACGTGTCTGGTCAAGAGCAACAACTGCTGCAGCTGACCTCATGTTTTCCATATCAAATGAAGCATTCTGAATACCAGCAAGTTCATACATTGTAGATTTGTAATCTTGTACTGTTGCTCCAACCTGTGGGTCAAGTGGTGTTGGATTGATTACAGTCATAAGAGAATCAAGTGGTCTCTGTGAATCTACATACAAACATTCACCTGTACCATTTGTAATACTCTTCATTGCAAGTTCAACATCGTTATTAAATACAGGAAGAGCACCTTTATAATTACGAATGAGCTGCTGTTCCTTAGCATTCATTTTGTTTATTTCACGCTGAAGTGGATAAAGTATGTCAAATAATGAATCACCCATTGCAGCTGCGAATCCTGTGTCCCAACGCATAACAGCAATAAGTACTTCATCAAATGGATATTCTTTTTCTGGAAGCACTTTACCATCAATTGAAACGTGGCATGTTTGTGTAAGACAATCAAAGTACATACAAAGGTCAACAGTAACTTTACCTTTAATACTTTGAATCATTTCATCTTTCATTGTCTCATCACATAATTCATTTACATATACTAAAGCCTGTACTACTGGGAATGCATAATCTCTATATAAACACTGAACAATTTTATCTTTATTTAACTGACTTTCGAAAATACCAATCTCATAATCATTAGCTTTAAACAATTTTCCAGTGAATGGGTCCATCAAAGCATAAGAATAGCCAAGTACTGCAGCATCATGGAATACTTCAATACATTTACGATTAAACTTATCTTTATTTATATACATACGTAAAATGCGTTCAACTTCATCTTTATAAATAATGTACTCAAAGTTCTGGTCTTCAGATAAGAGATATGGTGTGAATTGGATTGTACCAAGACGTGATGTTACTTGGTCGATGATTTGTTTTAAAAAGTTCTTTGAAATACCAGTACCATAATCTTGACGCTCTTGGTCTAACCATGTAAAAGGTGATGCGAGGTATGTACTCATAGACCAATCAGAACATTTTAATGATGGGAACATCTTATTATAGAAAGCGCACACTTTAAGATATTCACGTGAATATTTATTTTCAATAATTGCAGATAGTTTATGAAAGTCAGAGCTGATTTCTTCAGGTAACTTCCATTTTTTTGCACTTTCACCAGGATATAATGTAGGCCTATTTATCTGCTGAACCGGGTCATAAACATATTCAATTCCATTTATTGTCATTTCTAACCTCTGTGACCATGCCTGTTAATGAATGATTGAACAGCTGCTTCATCATCAAGATGGTTAAATATGTCATTATCTGCTATTAGCTGGTCAGTATGACCTTTAACAGAACTTAGCTTCATTTTGTTTCCACCTTTAGTTTCAAGTTCAATCGTTACATCTTTACCAAGAACCTTTGCACTATGACAAACAACCTCGGTTAAGAACTCTAGTGACCATTCAGCTTTTGCTAAATATCGTAGAGCTCTTCTACGTTTTGCTTGTTCATAGTGGATTGCGATTATTTGTTTAAACAAACTTGGTTCTTTCATCTTACTCATAATTATATCCTATAAATAAATCTTGTAAATGTATATTTTTATGTATAACTAGATACTAATTACTAATTACATTACATGAAGCATAACGCATATGCTACACAAAACATAATATAAATGTATATTTTATCAAATACCAATTGCATTCCACAGAGCATAACGCATACAAGGTAACAAGTCAGGGTGGAATACTTTGTCATCAATCTCAGAATAAATCTCACCATTAGGACCACGTAATAAGATTGTTGATTCACATTCTTTTGCTGTCTTACCATCTTTCATAAGAAGTAAGCGACCTGTTCTCTGTAGCTCATCAATCTTATCCCACATAATCTTCTTATCAGTCTTATGTGCATTTGCAATCTGCATTCTCAAAGGCCCAAGAACGTCATCATCTTCAAACTTAACATTCAAACCTAATTCCTGTGTTACGTGCTGGTCATTATCGTCAGCGTCCCACAAGATACGCTTATTGGCTTGCTTTGCAGATTCAATGTCTGTTATGCTGAAGAACTGTAATGCTTTTGCCCATGCAATCTTTACTTGCTGTTTTAGATACTCCAATTGTGAAATCTTATAGTCATTAATATCAAGACGATTAAACTTACAATTGAAGAACTCATAACCTTTACCTTCGTCGTCTGACCATGCAATTCCAATAATTGCATCATTATCAGAACAACCATAGTCAAGACCAAAGAATACACGTGAAATCTTCCACTGTGGAATACCTTCATTAGGGTCATAGACTTTGTAATTAGGATAAAGAATAAGGTCATCATCATAAGCCCATTCACCTTTGTATTCTCGTCGTGCAAATGGTGTATCCCATGTCAGACCTTTTTCTTCAAGAGCTTTTTCAACGTATGCACGTCTTGCTTCAACATTTACTGGATGAGGGTTATCTTCCCATGTCCATGTGAAGTGTGGAACTTCCCATGTTTTCCAAGCCATTTCACCATAAGTATTCTTAACCTGTGGTGGTGTACCTGCACAAAGGAATTTATAATCATCAGCGTAGTCCATCTGCATAGGCTGAAGTACTTCACGCTGAAGATATTCAAGGAGGTCTGACTTCAAATGGAAGAACTCGTCAATAACAATAACTTTAGCTTTGTTACCACGAATCTGGTCAGGGTCTTTTGTATTTGACAAACCTCTTACAAGGATTTGAGACCCGTTGTCCATCTTACGCCAATTGAATCGTTTTCCTTTCTTATCCTGAAGATGACATTTTTCAACAATCTCATTTGCTGCTGAATCAATAAGTCCTTCAGTTAATTCCATTGTCTCACCGATATAGATACACTTTGTATTTGGTCGTCTCATACACTCAATAAGTGATACTGCAACCAACATATGTGTTTTACCTGCACGTCGTGAACAACATACAAGTATTGTACCGTTACCTGCATTAATAACATTAAGCTGCTTATCAAATAACGTATGTAATATCATATAGATATTATAAGCGTTATCATAAGAAAGTTCTGCAACTTTTGTTTCACCAGGTCGGCCATCTAATCTATCAATAAGATAAATCATTGCACGTGTGTCACGATGCATTACTGCATTCATATACAACGTTCTTAACAAATGTTCTCTCTTATTAGTAGACATTGAAACAGACATAGCTAAATCTGTGACATAGTCAAGTTCATACTTTGCCTGCTTAATTCTTAATTCTATTGCCTTAATTTGATTCTTAGTGACTTGAACATTACCTTCATCTGTTGCAATAGTACCAGTTAATGAAGCTTGTGTAAGAACATTTGTCCATTTTGCATAAGACATTTCAACTACCATTACTGCATATTCAGGGTCACTAGAAACAAACTCTATAATAGGTAGATGATGTGCTGAAGCTACTTCATAGATACTATCAAGTGATTCATCTACTTGGTCACGCATTTCAGACTTATACCAAGGTAGCTGAACTTTCTCATTCATTAACTGACGTGTTGTTTCAGTAAATGAAATATTTGACACTTGGTCATTATCATGAGGAGGTTCTGAAATAGACAAATCATTTTGTTCTGCTACTGCTAAGCTAGTTTCTTCCATATTTCTTCTCTTCATTATTTATAATAAATGCACCTAGTGCAAATCCAACAGAAATAATCGAACCAATGACAATAAGAATAATCATTAAATAACCTCACTTCTACTGGACATTATATTATTATCATTAACTAACATTAAATAACCTCGATAAACGCAAACTCTTTTAGTATAGAACGAACCTGTTCTACTTTGTCATTGTCCACACGAATCTTGATAATTGTTTTTGTTGGTACAGATTTTTCTACAGTCTTAATATTCTTTGTTACAGGCTTAGCTACAAACTTACTGATAGCTGGTGCTTTGTAATCTGGAATAGATACACAGAACTGTTTAACACCTGCTTTAGTAATTTTACCATAAGAAGATGTAATCTGTAATAGAGCTTTACGTGCATCATCTTCAGTCTCTGCTTCAATAAACACAACTGGGAAATTAGTCGAGAGGATGTCAGGCATTTCATCACACATCTGCATGAGAACTTGCTTTCGACCATGACCATCAAGAAGAAGATTCTTGTCATCATGTTTCCATACTGCAAAAGGCATCATCAAGCCTTCTGATTCAAGTGAAGCTCTCAATTCAGCCAAGTCTTTGTTTGTACGTTTTTTCAAATTGCCCTGAAAAAATGTCATATCAGTCAACTTGAGTGTGTCCTTTGTCTCACAGTTAATCTTAATCATAGAGTGTCTCCTTTGTGTCATTATATATTAGTTCATTATCTTTGTAAATAGATTAGCTAATATTTTTTAATAAAACACGTGGAAAAAACACTTTATATAGAAAGAAACGATTTGGTACGTTCATATTAACATGACTAACAATCTATATAACACGAAGCATGATGTTTCGTGACAAGTGCTAAAAGCAGGGTTTTGGTCGACAACGACAACTGTTACTGCCTCACTACTAGTGCTAAAATTGTGAATATACAAAAAATAATTTTTAATTTTAATTTTTAATTTTGAAAATTTAATTTTTTCCCACTCAAACTATATAAAATTAAGTTTTTATTATAAAAAGTGTATATTCACAATTTTCAATGTTCTAGTGTAGCATAATCATTGTTGTTGTAAATATGTGAAATGTTGCGTTTGACATGTGTTGTGTGACGCTCATCCAGGTCCATTGAGCCAAGTGGAAACCTGTTGATGAACTAGTCATGATGCACGTGTTGTTGGTCATGATGCAGAATCCCCGATGAGGTTGTCAGTGCAGGTGTGGTTGCTATGATTGACACTAGTCACTGATAACATGGCTTGGGGTATTTTGGCTTTTTCCCAGAAAAATTGTTTCTGTGCATGGTTAGGTATTAGGCTACTCACAACTGCCATCTAATATCAGCTGCACAGCTTGCTCCTCAAGCTGCACGAAGACTGGTTCCCAGTTCGCTACTTAGTTCCTGAGCAGCACGCAGCATGATAAATGGTTAGTTGGTTCTGGTCGTCGGAATATTGACGAGTTCTCAGTTCAGCTGAGTTTCTGGTTCTTTGACAAATAGGCTATTTGACCCTGTGCAGGGCACAGTCTCAGGGAAGGCGTAGCGTTCTTGACACACGACGTGTGTGACGTGACACGGAACGTGAGTTGTAGGTGAACTCGGCCTACGGAAACAAGAAGTGAGTAAAGGTTGACGTGTAGTGATTCATGAGTTGACGCTTCTGTGTGAGTGGAAAATAGTCCACATTAGTAGTGTAACGATGTGAGCGATTAGTGATTCACAATTTTCTAGTCGCTCAACATGGGTACATTACCCAAGGAGTTTAATATGGCAAAAAATGCTAATGGTACACAGGTACAGTCTCAGGTTCAGGAGCAGAAAGGTGCTCAGACAACAGAAGTAAAGTCACTTTACATCAAAGGTCAGAATGACAAAGACTTCCGCACAAGTGATGGATTCTTCAAGGACCCATTCACAGGTAAAGACCTCACTGGAAATGAAGAACGTCTCCAGCTTGGAACAAAAACACCACGCATCAAGGATTCACAAGGCAATGCAATTCCTATTGCATACAAGTTCTGGACCAAAGAAGAACGTGATGCTTTCAAAGCTGGCACATTATCTGGTTCACACTCAGGTTCTGGCTCATCTGGTAACAAGAAAAATGAAGAGCTTCGCAAGGGCCTTCTTAATCTTAAAGACTATCTTGCTAAACAGCTTCCTGATGACAAGAAGGTTGCTGAAATGATTGACAAGATGCTTCCACCTGACCCAGAACAGGAAAAAATGGCCAAGAAAGTTGCTAACATGACTGAAGAGCAGAAAGCAACACTCAGAGCATTGCTTGGTTAATTCAACTAAGTCTTGTTAACCGTCAGACAAATGAAATATATTGTCTGACGTGATAACCGGATTTATTCGGCCCATACTGTAAAACAACAGTATGCAATCAAATAATCAGGAGGCCTATTATGGCTAAGAAAATTGTTCTCAAGAAGATTCTTGCTTCTGCAACAAATCTCGACCAGTGGAAGAAATTGGTTGATGTCATCAACGTCAAGTTCTCTGAACATTCAGGCTGGTTCCTTTTCAAAGGTGTCGAGAACGGTATGTTTGTTCTTGCTCAACGTAATGGTGAGACATTCCGCTCAAATCAGATTTTTGTGAGGTGCTACGCATGAAACATATAAAAAATCCTGCATATACAAAATGGACACGTGAATTGCGTAACTTTAGCATGGATATTGGTTATGTACGTGAAGTGCCGATTGATGATAGATGCACACGTGTCTATCCATTCCCAACAAACTTTCTCACAAATCCACGTTACTGCGACAATAAGCAGATTCAGCAGTGGATTGCTGAACATCCAGCTCCTGCTAAAATGATTGATGACCCAGATTTCGTGGCCCTTCAAGAACGCATCAATGTGCTTGAAAAAGAAAACAGCGACTTAAAGCAAGGAATTGGTATTAACATGCACAAGTTCTTGCTTGATTGGCACAAAAATCATGATGCTCTTGATTTGGATGATGTTTCATTTATCATGGACAAACTCCTGCTTCACATGCAGATTAATGATGAAATCAATTATACATGGAGATTGTCTGAAGAAGACGAACACTTCTACACAGACAAAGGTCTCGAAGCACCATGCATCTTTAGTGGTGATGATGCAGATTATAAAATGTCCATGTTGTCAGTATACATCGACCAGTTTAAGGCAAGTCGACATATGACACGTGAACAGCGTTACTACAAAGCTCTTAATGAAGATGTTGAACTACAGCTTAAGAAAAGAGAAAAGGAGGGCAAAAATGCCTGAATTAATCATGGCCTGTGCCAAATTAAAGACTGCTATGTCAAATGACTATGCAGTTAAGCGGTACACAATCATGAGGAGTCCTAATTACACTCATCCTGGTTGGGTAGAACAAGAAGCTAAACTTAAAGGAGCAGTGTATGGTAGACGTAAGACATCTGCACGGTAAATGGTTTGTCTGGTATAATGATAAACTCTTCATTGTAACTATATCATTATTCTACGCCTCTAAAATGGCAGAGGTATTAAGATGAGCGGGAAGAATGATAAGCCTTGGACACGCAAAGAATTATCATTGCGTATTGGTTTTAGTGAGCTTGCTAAAGCAGTGATTGAGCAGTGGGTTAAAGATGGAAGGCCTGCTGCGGATAGAGAAGCTATGAATTACTGGTTTAAAGTGAAGCAAGAGTGTGATGAGCAGGAGAAAAAATAATGGAAGCATTACTAGGTATACTTGCAATTATAACTGCTGCTGCTATATTCGGTGTAATACTAAATCCTTTCTTCTGGCAAGGGTTTAGGAACTCTAAATACTGGGACGAACAAAAACGTGCTAAGAAGAATGCTGATAGTAAAGATTTAATCGACCCAGATAATAAGGACATCTAATGGACAAGGAATATATGCTTGAGACACTTAAACGTGTCATTCCTGAAATGGAAGCTAAGTATAGGTCTTTGTTTAGCACAGACGGGTCTAGCAAATCAATTAAAGGTGCTGCTGTTAATCGTAGTAAGCGTAAGAGATTACTAGACCTTGCTAAACTGATTGAATATCTATTGATGTATTGTCCTGACAGCATGGAGATAACAAATCCTGATTTGTGTCATGCATTCGATAGATTAACCGAACCAAGAAGAATTAACTGTGGAGATTAACATGAGAATTAAACAGAATAAATTACCTGCAAAACCTGTAAAAAGTTATACTAGATATGTTAATGGTGTTCATGCAATGGTTTTAGTATATGATAAACCAGTAAAGTGTGTCAATGTGATTACATATGATGGCAACAAGGAAACAAAGCATTGCTATCCTCTTACTGATGAGCAGTATGATGTCTACATAGCTGGCTCTGTTAAAGAGCAACAAGATTTAATTGCAAAAGGAGGCAAGATTTATGGACGCTCTTAGGATTGAAACATTATCTGCACTTGAACATGTTATCTGTGTAGCAGAAGATATTACAGCATGTCGTATTATGCAAGACACAGATAAAGAAACACTGTGTATTTATGATATAGATACAGGCCGCAAGACAGTCATGAACTGCAGAATGAACAGTGTTGGTGCTACACTTAGACAAGTGTGTATGCATATTAATAAACGTGACTTGTTTAGTTATGAACCTGACTATGTGATTGAAAGCTGATATGGCAAAAACATTCGCAAGTAAATTGTTGGACTACTGCATTGGTGATATATCTAAAACACGTTTAACAAACTGTTATAAGATGATAGCAACCAATCAGAATGGGCAATACACAGTTCTTCAGGTTATCACGATGAAAGCAGAACTTAAAACTCTGCGTTCACGAATTAACAAAGAGAAACCTGAATTGCTTGAATACTTTGATTATTTGTTTGGAGACATAGTTAACTATGAAGTTAGACGAGATAATAGCGCACAACAAGGCTAATCTCGAACGCTGCACTAAGAAGCAAGCAATATTTATGAGAGACAGCGTGCCATATCTTGAATGTGGTGGCGTTGCATATTTATTTGCTTCTAAGTGCAGATTCGATAAATATGTATATAAAACAGGACATTATGAATTGGTTAAACAACCTGTTCCTAAATATGTGTGTTCTGTTTTATGTTGGGACAAGGATACTGATGAATGCAGATGTATTCATCAGTTTGGTTTTAATAATCGTAATCGTCTGCGAAATAGGATAGCAGCATTACAAAAACATGAGAAGGATATAGTATGCCGGATAATAAGTCTAAACGAAGAGTAATATACATAAATCCACCAACTGAATGTGACATCTGTCACGGACAATTCAAGAACGATTGCTTCTATGATGCACGAACAGTCCAAGGTTGTTGGGCAAATATGTGTATGGAATGTTTTCATAATTATGGTGTTGGTCTTGGTACAGGTTTTGGCCAAGAATATCAGAAAGATGGTGTTGAATGGATAAAAACACGAGGTTAAATATGAATAAAGTCTTGATGCCTTGGACACCTGATGATTGTCCTCTTCAAGTTGGTTCTGTTATACATGATTTCATGAATAACACAGATTTAATGATTACTGTTCGTCACTGTGATTATAATGATAATGATATTAAAAATGAAAATCAGTTCCTTGATTTAGTTACATTAGGTGATGGCAGAACATTATCAGGTAATGATTTAATGGATGGACGTTACGTGTGGTATTATAACTGGCCTAGTACTAGCGATGACAAACGTTGTTGTAAAGAATTATTATAGGAGATAGCAAAGTAATGAATAGAAATGAATTACTTAGTGCAGTTCAGCATGAACTTGCAAAAACAATTGAACCAATGATTTCAGAATATATACATAATCATCCTGAATACTTTCAGAACTGTGCACATAGCAGTGGCTTTATTACTAACGTTGAAATAACATTGTCATATCAACCAGAAAATCTAAATAAAGCAGCAACAGTTAAACCATGTATCTTTACTCGTATTGGTAATAACAAATATGGTTCTGAATGTAACCGCTTTTCTCATCATCCAGAACATCTGAATTATACAACATGGATTGATGATGGAATAGCAACAGATTATCAGGAGGACTTCTAATGTATCAAACAGAGAATGATTTCAGTACTGCTTTAACTAACAGATTAAATCGTTATGGTATGCGTGCAACACGTATTGAAAGTCACACAACAGGTAATGGTATTCCTGATTTATATATTGATGGACATGGATTTGACTGCTTTATTGAACTCAAGAATGATAAGAAGCTTTCTATTCATGATAAGATTATCAAAGTACAGTGGAGACCAGGACAGCAAGCTTGGATGTATGAATACTTCTTAAAACACAATAAATCTAAATGCTGCTTGACAATCATAGCTTGTTCTGATGGTTGGTTTGTTATTCCAATGACAAAGATATTTAAAGAGAATATCATCTATAATGCAGACAGTTATGCTATTGCATTTGATAATTTGAAAAGCATAACAATTGGAAGATTACTTGATTTAATGACAACACACTTTGCAAGAACTGACACATATAGAACTGCTATAATAGCAATGGTTGATAGGTTTTGGAAAGGTACAAGCATAGACTATGACCCTGAAGTGTTATGGAACAGCAAAAATATAGACTATGTTTTTGATAGCAATGTCTTTGAATCTGCTAAGATTGAAATGTTATTAACTTTAGAGAACACATTGAAGAATGTAGACTAGACCTGCCTCACTTGTGAATATACAAAAAATAATTTTTAATTTTAATTTTTTAATTCGAAAATTAAATTTTTTTCCCACTCAAATTAAAAAATTAAATATTAAAATTAAAAAGTGTATATTCACAAGTGACCAAGATTAGTCTCGCTGTTCAAGGTTGCTTCTCAAAAGCGAAGCTGTTATCGTTTCGTTCTATATAAGGAGGAAATAAAAGCGAAACGAAATATAACATATAAATATTTTAATTCTAAATGAAATTATATTAGCTAATTAGTCGAATTAAAATATTTATGTGTTATATTATACACATAACACATTACATATTCAAATCTTTTAATTCATATAATCATTGTTAATGGTTGAGTTAAAAGATAACTGAAAAATAAGGAGACTACTATGGAAAAAGTAGCAGAAAACAAATCACAGGTTGCACAGCCACAGGCAAATGCACATGCAGCAGACAAAGATGCTGAACTTAAAGCAAAGAAACAGGCTTCGGCTAAAGCTTGGAAAGAGAAGAAAGATAAGGAAGCAACTGAACGCAAAGAAACTGCAGCTAAACTTATCAAGTATCTTGCAGACAAGAAGATTGAATTGCCAGCTGAATACAGCAAACTCTTAAATGACATTGCAAATCCTGCAGCTCGTTCAAGCGGCTCAAATGGTGGTATCTTTGAAAAACTCTTTGGTTCAACTCCAAAAGTTGGTGACAAAGTTACACTCATTGAAGTGTTCAACAAGACTTACAAGTCTAAAGCAGAACTTGACCGTGCAGTTAAAAACTGGGCAGAAAAAGGAATCATTGTTGAATTCAAAGCTGCACCAAATATGCTTGACAGCACATACACAATCACAAAGCTTGCTTAATAGCTTAGCTTCTTGATTGATAAAGACCTAGCCATCTTGGTTAGGTCTTTTTTTTATGTCAACACAAAATCTAATTAGCTAATAATTTTATTAGTAGTATTTTTACAGTACAATAGGAGTATGAATATGACTGATGACATCAATTGTTCTAATGAATTAAGATTCGTGCATCGTGAAGAAACATTTAATGATTTAGCTGTGCGTGAACTTGCAAGGTCACGTTCTGCTTGTATTTGTAGACTGCAATTCGGTGCATGTGAAAAGATAGAATGTAATCAGTGTGAAATTGGTCGTGATTATCGTAACTGTTTTAATCAAATGAATGATTATGATAAGACACGTCTATCTTCTTATGTATCAAAGTTTTATGTGCAAGATTCATTACATCCTGGTAAGTGGATGAGTTATAACAAGTTGTGTAAACACGCAGCTAGATGGGCCACAATTGCTATCGTATGTCTGCTATTGCTTATCTTGCCTTTGATACTAATGAATCCAGGTGATGAGCCAAAACAGATAAGTAAAGAAACTAATGACCAGATAATTATAACAATAAAGTTAACACAGAAATATATCGTTGATTTAAACAAAGATGACAAGATAAATTGTATTGATTATGCGTGTGGTTTTAAAATGATTTGGGATAATATATATCCTGAAAGAAAAGATGATTGCATCATTATAAGAAACAAATCATTAACGTTGAATCATTTATATAATGGTATTTATGAAGGAAATGACATTATATTTATAGAGCCTTGGACTAACGACCCTTATGATTATGATATGGAAAATATTTGGGGTTATAAATGGAATCCAAGATATAATAAATATGATGAGACAGATAAATGGCTGAGCGAGGTGATGAAATAAAATGAGTAGTAATTTAAGTAACAGGCCTGAGTGTCATTATCACGGCGCTTATGCTAATCTAGCTGCTGCAATCATAGCAAGTGGTGAAAAGTGTCATGACACCAG